GTGCTTACCGATACAAAATTAAAAAACCTCAAGCCGCAGGACAAACTGTACAAGGTCTCCGATCGTGACGGGCTGTATGTAGCTGTGCTTACGTCAGGCACGGTCTCGTTTCGCTATGACTACCGTATCAACGGTCGCCGCGAAACACTGGTAATCGGGCAGTATGGGCGTGACGGTATCAGCCTGGCAGAAGCGCGAGAAGAACTGATTGCTGCAAAGAAGCTGCTTAAAGCAGGCCAGTCGCCGGCTGCGGCTAAACGTGACGGTATCAAAAAGATTCGTGGTGCCGAGACGTTTGCGGTACATACCGACAGTTATATGAAACACGTCATCCTGGCTGACAGTACCCGCGCAATGAAGCAGGCGGTGATCGACCGTGACATACTTCCGGTTCTTGGCAACAAAATGATGGCTGAAATTACCACATCGATGGTTCGTGATTTGTGTGACCGGATTGTCGAACGCGGTGGTCGGGCAACAGCAGTACAGGCCAGGGAGATCATCAGCAGCGTATACCGTCACGCCAATGACCGTGGTCATGGTTTGTTTAATCCTGCGGCTGACATTAAACCTTCGTCTATCGCCATATTTAAACCACGAGAGCGAACACTGACACCAGAAGAAATTGGCCTGTTCTTCCGCACGCTGGATGCCATTGGTGCTATGGGCACTATGAAAATGGCTTTAAAGCTGGTGCTTATCACTATGGTTCGTAAAGGCGAATTCACCAATGCAACGTGGGATGAAATAGATTTTAAAAAATGGACATGGACAATTCCTTCAGACCGCATGAAGGGAAGCCGGGCGCACGTTATTTACCTGCCTAAACAGGCACAGGATATATTGGTTGGGTTGCAGATGTGCGCTGGTGGAAGTGAATATCTGGTTCCTGGTCGTTACAATTTCCGGAAGCCATTATCTAATGCCGCGCTGAACTCTCTGATCGACAGAACGGTGAAAATAATAAATGAAGATGGTGAGCATATTCAGGGCTTCACCGTACACGATATGCGCCGTACAGCCAGTACGTTGTTGCATGAGGCTGGTTATCCTTCAGACTGGATTGAAAAGGCTCTGGCACATGAGCAGAAAGGTGTGCGCGCCGTATATAACAAAGCGGAATACGCCAGACAGCGCGCCTACATGTTGCAGCAGTGGGCCGATATGATTGATTCCTGGATTAACGGGGAGCATACGGATCTGATTCCGTTCTCCCCGTCGAAGTTTGAGAAGTGGATGGCGGGGGAATAACGTTTAATAGTTCTGCTGATTTTCTTCCATCTCTGCTTCTGCTGCCAGTGATTCAATTTTGTTTTCGAATATTGCTGACAGTGTTGCAAATTCAGCATCAGTGACGGCGGGAATTGGAACAAACCTGATCCCGCTGTGTGCAAGCATGTTTGCAGTTTCAAGGCATTTTCTTAAATCTGCTGGTGATGCCCTGTTCATGCAGCACGCTCCCGCCCCTGGTTGTCTGTTGGTGACAGCGGAGAAATGCTGAATGCATTTGTTAATCCGCCAATATCCAACGCGTATCCAGGGTGTAGTTGCACTGCCGGGTCTTCGCACTGATTACCCCAAACATCGAAGCCATGAGACGACTGGCGGGCGAATAGTTCAATGCGAGAAACATCGCCTAACAATTGCACAAGTTTTTCACGAACGACATCTGGTTTTCTTGAGTGCTCAAGCCGCGGTGCGGTAAATGACTGAACGATCCCTGCATTAATGCGCGGAGGTAGTTTCCCTTTACCGCAAACAGGCAATCTTCACTATTGGCGCGAGTCATGTGTCCCATACCCATAACAAGTTTATCTGGTTGTCGACTACCACATTTTATCCACGTGAAGCCCTTCATCGTCATCAGACGGAATCCCCAGGCTTCAACAACTTTTAGTGCTTCGAGTGGTTGTGTTGGCACCCACCACATGGCCAACAGACAGTTTTCATCGGCCAAATCCCACACAGGAAGGCGGCAGATATCCAGCACACTCATAACCGGATATTTAAAACCGGCACCGCGATTACCATTTGCGGCTTTGTCCCGGTATACCCAGGGTGGATCTGCATAGATTAGTGTGTATTTCTTAGTCATAAACCACCCCACAACATCCTATGCCGCTATAGTCGCCACGGCGAAGGCCGTTACCTTTTGTGATACATTGGTCCCTGCGAACCGCGATCCTTGCACGTTCAACATCACCAGAAGCAACATCCATACACTGAAGCCAAAGGTGAGCGGCAATGCGGAACTGCCCTTTTTTCTCTCTTTCAATCGCGCGTTTTTCGATCTCTATCGCCGCAGGAGTAACGGCGACAATCTTTGACGGACTGCGCATTGAAACCTTATTCATGTGATATTTTTCAAGTCGGCTTAACTTTCTCACTTAATCCAACCCTCTCTGAAAATTAATGCCAGCAGATAAAGCCATGCTGAAACAGAGGCCAGGAATAAGTACCATCCTGACCATTTGCTCCAGTGCCTTAGCAGCGCACTCATGCAGCGTTGCTCACGGGACGATATACACGTTGCTGAACAGGAGGTTTTTTACCCTGGAACTCTGCCGGGCTTGCTGCCTGACGTTCATCAAGCCAACGCTCAACTTCGTCACGGTTCCATGCACAGCGTTTGTCAGTGATATACCAGCGTTTAGGAAATTCCCCTGCGCGCTCCATACGGTCGATAGTGCTCCATGACAGTGGCACCACCGCCAGGAGTTCCTTCTTACCTAATGCACCTTTCATAAATACCTCTCTTGGTTGCAGTGCGGCGCGTGTGGCGCCGCGGTGGTGGTTACATAGATGTTTCGTTTAATTCTTCCCGACGAACGCTGTAAACGTCGGTGGCTTTTGCCAGCAGTTCGTCATCATCTGAAAGTTTTTGTGCAATGTATTTGTAAGCCTTATCCAGTTCGGAGACAGTGCTGTAATTCATCGCTGCGCTGGTAAAGGCCATCAGCATTTCTTCTGGATCACGGCTATCCGCTTTACGCGTTTGCTCATCAGGCTTTTTCACTGTTTTAGCGTTGATCAGACTGTTCATTCCCGCAGCAGTGGTAGTTTGCGGAGTAATGTCTCGCTCAACGCGCGGTGCCGTTTCCTGTAATTCGTCTGGTGTGTAAACACCGAGAAGTACATCAGGAGCGTGCAGGCGAGCCCATCGTTTCGTGCAAAGATAGGCAAGCTGCTGGCGCGGATCCTGTTCCCACAATGGAGAGTTACGCACTCCGGCTTGCGCCATACTGATGGTAAGCTCACGTGGTTCTGCTTCTCCTTTAAGAACTGCTGACACAGTTACCGTCAGATTCGGTGATTTATCTGTTTTGCCGTTAACATTCGACCAGTCACCGCTCCAGCGATAATTCAGGCGTGTCGCCAGCAGGCTTGACGAGGATACGACCGCGTTTACCAACTGTGCTTCGTAGCCTAACGTTCCGTTTACCACATGCGTTTTCTGCGCCACGGCGAAAGGGTTCATTCCCCACTGTGCCGCCTGCATGGTCACCGCCAGGCAATCGGCAGGTTTGCCTTCAAGATGTTTCGGTACAGTCGCTTTGCTTTGTGACATCAACTCAGCGAAACGCACCAGTTGATTCATTCCCTCGGGGCTGAAGATTGCCGCAGCAGTGCCTACAGTTGCGCCTGGTTGTGATGTGATTGCGATATCATTGCTCATACGTACATATCCTGTTTACGTGCCCAGTCAGGGCGTTTAATAATTTCCACTCCGCCCCACTCATCGTTGATGCGGCATTCGTGATAGGTATTCAGATCCCGGCGGAACAGAGCGTGCCCGGCATCGACATCCGGCGCATCCAGCTCGAACACGCGTACCGGATACCGACCACAATCAATGCTTTCGCTCACGGCAAGAAAGAAAAAACCATGCGGCTGACCAGTAACCCTCATTGCGCCTTCGCGGTACATTGCGTCCTGCACGTGGTAGCGGAATTCCTCGATGTGACGTGCAAAACGGTCCATATCTGCAACCTTTTTCACGTCGATGATCACGTTGTGCTCGTTCAGCCATTTGTCTGGACGAATTCGGCACAACTCACCCGTTTCTTCATCGTTCCAGTACATTGACGCTTCGCAGTAACCAGGTGCTTCCAACATCCAGCGTGCCGCCGGGTGAGCCATTGCGCTATCACGCATCAGTTCCAGTTTCCGCCACTGCTCGGCATCAAGTACCGTAATCCCCATATCCGCCACATCACGAAGAAATGCCTCTTCGTCAGCTTTACCTTGTTTCGTCCGACGATCGAATTTCGGTGAAACAATGAAGCGTTTGTCGAACTCTCTAGGCTCCAGAAGCAGACAGTGCAATGCGGTTCCCATATCCAGTGCAGACTTTTTCTCTTCGTCTTCTGGTGCTGCCTGAACCCATTTAAGAAGCGCCGGATTCTTGGCAACCATGTCCAGTTGCGACTTACTCACGCCGTCACCGGCGTGGTAGTCCTCATTGCTGATGTCGAAATAGATGCCAGTATTCATAACTTAACCTTGTATTCGTTCTGCTTGTTGGAACGGGTTCCATCGTGGAAATATATTGCGCTCCTGGTTACCTCTACCCATTTGCGACGTTCAAGCTCAGCGATGAACCAAGAAACCTTCGATCTTGAGATACCAAGAATCTTTGCCATATCTCGGATGCTGTGTTTTCCACCTCGCAGCAATGAGAGGAGTGTTGGTTTCATGCCGCGTCCCTCTGCCCATCAAGCTGATCAGCCAGATCCCAGCGCGCTATAATTGCCATTGCCTCGCGCCGGTAGGAATCCATCAGTTCTTCGAACTCTGGACTGTCTTTAGCGGCCTCCAGTACTTCCTGGCGAACGCCTTTACCTGTTACAGCGTCGAAAGTTGAGGCCAGTTGATGAAGCCGGATGCTCTCGATCAGTTCAACTTGTCGGTCATATAGCTGTTCTGACAGGCGGTAGTCCTTGTCGAATGCCAGCATGATTTTTTGAAGATTTTTCTGCTGATTAACGTTCATTATCAGACCTCCCATATCTCGTTATCGTTGGCCACATCGCGAGCTTCTTTGCTGACGAAAGCCCACTTAATGCCTTCCTGTAAGGTGCGGAACTTCCAGCTCATGAATCCGCATGCAGTAACGCAGTACCAACCGTTGATGATTTTCCACTGCATAACTTGTTACCTCGGTCTGTTACCGTTGAGGTAATAATTATGCGTATTTGGTTTGATGTCAATAGATATGAGTTAAAAAAATTACCCATTAGGTAATAGCATAGGCAATAAAAAAGCCGCCAGAAGGCGGCTTACTTACTGAAAAATATGATTTTATTGTTTGTTTTTTTCGTTCTGGTTGATGACAAATTCAATGTAACTTTCGATCTTTGCTTTCTCGGTTTCGGGTAACAATGCGTAGCGCGAGCGGTCATAGTTGATGGTCGCAGGGTCGTGCGGGTGAATCAGTAATTCATAGCCGTGACGCCCGAATGCGGATGCAACATTCTCCAGGGTGGAAATGGAAACGCTGACCTCATTGTTTAACAGGCGGCTGATTGTCACCTGGGCGACGCCGGATGCGCGGTGAAGTTTTCCCTGTGTTGAAAGGTCGCGGCTTTCGCTCATCCAGCGTTCCAGGTTGTGAGCCGCCAGCTGGCCAATGTCGCTTGGGCCGACAGGCTGAAAACCTTCCTGAGAAAGCGAGCGATCGATATCAAGCCAGTTACGGGGTTTATTGGCGGCAGCTTCAATTTTTCGCGCAACCTGGTCGCCGATAACCTTCTTGCCAAGAGCCCAGCGGTTTACCAGATTTGCCTGAGTTCCAAGTTTTTCTGCCATCCGCGTCTGAACACCATTGAATTCACGGTCGATCAAGTCGTTGAGATTTTGCCTGCGGACGTCCTGGATACTTTTCATTTTCTGGAAAATCGCCTCGTATATGAATCAGTAGATGATTCAATTTAAAGCAATATTACCCAACAGGTAAATGCACCCCACAGGTAACTATCCTTGATTTTTGTTACCTTATGGGTGAATATTTATTATCTGAAATAAATATCAGGCAATAGCTATGAGCGATAACGGACATTTCGATTTCAAAAAGCACTGGCTTGCACTTACTCCGGATGAGCGTGAAGCCTTCGCACAGGAAGCCGGAACGACGAGTCACTATATCCAGACTCACTTAACAGGTAAGCGCAAAATGCCAGGTAAGGTATTGATGAATGGGCTTTTTAAAGCCTGTAAAACAAGACAATGGCTGCGCTCAAAAGCAGAATTGGCATACTTCTTCTACTCATGATATCCAGCCACAACCCTCTGTAGACCGCCATCCGGCGGTCTTTTCATATCTATTCGTACCTCAAAGGTAATAAAAAACCAAATCTGGTTGATCTTTTTTTTGTGTCAGCACAAAATGACCGTAATCCCAATACTAATAACAGGGCTTACCATGGAAATCATTACACGTATTGATGCCGCAAAGCGCGGACTTAAACGCTACTACACCGGAAAAACATGTAAGCACGGACATGACAGTGAACGCTGGGTTTACAACGGACACTGTGTTGAGTGCACCATGGAATCAAACCGTCGTATCAGGGCAGAGATTAAGCAGATCATGATTAATTCCTCCCCACAACATTCAAGCTGATAGCGGAGATTAATCATGAGCAGACATGCAACAGATTGGGCCTGGGAGACAGATCCAGGTAGCTCGTCATTAAAGCTCATACTGCTCTCGATGGCTGACAGAGCCGATGAATATAACCTCTGCTACCCCAGCATAGAACGCCTCGTTAAAGACACTTGCCTGAATAAAAAAACCGTGCAGGCCGGACTTATATCGCTCATGAAAATGGGGCTTATTTCAGATACCGGGGAGAGAAAGGGAGCGACAAAAAGAGTGCGGGTTTTCTCTCTTAATATAACCAAAAACGGGAACATTAAAGGCAACCGAGAGGGGGGCAATGAACCCGAAAACGGTAATGTTACCGAAAACGGGAATATACCCAAAAACGGGATGTTGAATGATCCCAAAAACGGGATGTTGAATGATCCCAAAAACGGGATCCAGAACCAGTCATATAACCAGTCATTTAACCAAGAGAGGGAGAGCAGGACAAAAAACGGGGATTCTGTGCATCATGACCCCGGCGCAAACAACGCCGTGATGAATAACTTTGTTCCTCCTGGTGGGCCAGGGCAATTAGGCAAATTTGTCATGCATGAACAATGGCAGCCATCAGATGACTTTCTTCGGAAAAGCTCATTGCAGGGGATCTGCCTGGACAGTCTGCCAACGGCACAGGAACTTGCAGAGTTCAGAATTTACTGGATGGCTGAGGGTAAGGCATACCATCAGGCACAGTGGGAGCAGAAGCTGGCAAGGCGGCTGCAGATTAGCAGACAGAAGCAATCAACATTACCTGATAACAACGTTCCGCACTGGAACAGCCCTGAAGCATGGGAGGATTTCTTGTGAACAACGTTTTTACCGCGATACAAAACCGTGACGGAGAAGCCCTTTCTCGCATGTCAGGTTATGAGCATCAGTACACCAACAATGACAACGTGGTGAACATGTCAGCAGAGAGGCTTGTTGATGCCCTTTTCAAACAGCTGAAACAACTGTTTCCGGCGGCAGTGGTAACCAACCTGAAGACGCCAGAGCAGGAAGTTGCTGCAAAACAGCAGTGGATTGCTGCGTTTGCCGAAGGGGGGATCCGAACCCGTGAACAGGTTTCTGCTGGTATGCGCCACGCCCGCGCCAGTGAGTCTCCGTTCTGGCCGTCGCCAGGGCAATTCATCAAGTGGTGTAAAGACAGCAAGATGGTTCTTGGCGTCACCATTGACGATGTGATGGCGGAGTTTCACCGGTACAGCAAGGAAAAAAGTTTATATCCTGGTGGTCCCGAAAGATTCCCGTGGCGACATCCGGTTATGTACTGGGTCGTATGTGATACCCGCCGTGCAATGTATCAGCGCCAGCTTAGCGAGATTGAGGTTGAGAAACACGCGCGCAGGCTGCTCGATGATTGGGCGAAAAAGGTGGCTTCCGGACAGCAGATACCCGATCCGGTGATCAGCATACAGGCAAAGCCAGAACCCATGAGTACGCCTCCGGACACAGGGAGAGACGTTTACCATCCACCAGGGCGAAGTTTCGGGTGCATGCCTAACGCCGCCACCCTTGGGGGAATAACACCGGCGCAGTGGCTGATGGAGGAATACAGGCGGGGAAAGGCGTCAGGATTTATCAAGTAATACCAGCGCGATAGCGCATTTTTTTACGTCTCGATAATTACCTTAGAGGTAATAAAATATTCTAAAATCTATTGATTTCGTGTCTTATGTGGTTTTTAATTACCTAAGGGGTAAATCATGAGAAAACAGATGCAGGCTCTTGGTCGACTCAAAACAGGCCAGATGAACAAAACAGAATCTGCGTATTGCCAGCACCTTGAGCTGCGTAAACGTGCAGGAGAAATCGTCTGGTATCGATTTGAGGGTATCAAGCTGCGGTTAGCTGACAACACGTTCTATACGCCAGATTTTGCTGTGATGCTCGCCACCGGCGAGATGGAACTGCACGAAGTGAAAGGGGGATTCTGGACCGATGACGCCAGAGTGAAAACCAAAGTCGCCGCAGATCAGTATCCGTTCCGAATCATCGGGGTAACGGTTAAGCCAAAGAAAGCAGGTGGTGGCTGGAACATCGAAGAGTTCTGAATCGACGATCTTTTTAGTTATCAATGTAATCAATAAGTTATGTGGATAAGCGAGGGTAAAGATGGAAAGTAATATCAAAGGGTTAGTTGCCGCCGGGCATGAGATGGCTTCGGAACTGAAAGCAGAATGTGGTGCCGTTGATATGCGCAGTGTGGCAAAGCTGATCAGCGATTTGGCAACGCAACTGGAAGTGCAACTGGTGCGTGCTAATGCGCTGGCAGCGGAGAATGAGGCAATGCATGAAACTATTGAAGCCGTTCGCAGTGTTGCGGATAACTCCAGTGGAATTGCCGGATGGCATTTGAATGGCGATATCGCTACATGGGAAGAGATTCTTCCTGAAATTAACGATATCGAAACCACAGCCACCGACGCTTTCTTGGCTGAAGTACGGGCGCAGGGGGTGGATGCTGCTATAGAAGCTGCAAAAAATCTGGTGGCCCAAGAATATGAGTATAAGGATTTCAAAGCGGCGCAGAGTGATTGCTGTATGCACCCTGGTTCAGACCTGGTAGGGAAGGTTGAAATGACTGAGTGGTTAGTTGACTTTGCTGCCCAGCTTCGCAAAGGAGGCAACCAGTGACTGTATGTCTTATTGATAAACGTCGACGTGGGCAACAAATACCATCTGTTGAAATGCCGAATCACACATGGTTTTGCGTACTTGATATCGATGGTATGGATACGTTGGTTGACACTCGTCATTACTGCGATACCGCAACAGCTACTCCGGCGAAAGCAAAGAAAATGGCTGCTCTGATAGAAAACTGGACTCCACCTGATGGTTGGTGCAATGGGAATGATCGAGATTGGCACGAAAAAATGAAGGGCTATATCTGCGATTTTTTACGTAAATGCAACGGCTTCAGGGGGATGTGATATGACCAAAATTAACTATCAGGCACTGCGTGAGGCGGCAGAACGTGCAATTCCGGCAATGGAACGCCTGTTAATGTTGCCAGTTGATGATGATTTGTTAAGTGAACAGGAACTTAAGGATTACGGTGTGGATATTGATGCGCTCAACGCCTTCAAATTTCTGACCGGACCAGAAACCGTGCTGGCGCTGCTGGATGAACGGGAAAGAAACCAGCAATACATCAAACGCCGCGACCAGGAGAACGAGGAAATTGCGCTAACGGTAGGGAAGCTGCGCGTTGAGCTGGAAGCTGCAGAGAAGCGCATTGCAGAACTGGAAGCCGAACCTGTAAGCCAAACTTACAAGTTGAACGAGCTGTCGGGCAACTATCCGGTAACTCCGGATGGTTGGATAAGCTGTAGTGAGCGAATGCCCGCTCAAGATGATTGGATTTTAATTTATTCAAAGCACGGCGAGTATATGGCAGGACAGGTACAAGGGGAATACGTGGAGTTGAGCGACGGCACTTTATCGTGGTTAGGGAACGCCTTGTACTGGATGCCTCTACCGGAACCGCCGCAGGAGGTTAATTGATGGTCTCCTTCGCGAAATATACGATTATTGACTGGATAGCATTCATTCAGGTTTTGCTCATCTGGTTTTATATGGCTTACAGGAGTGGACAGTGGATTGTCAGTGTAGCCTGTAGCAATGGATGGCGTTGGTGGAACCGAAAGAATAAAAAAGCGCTGGCCTTGGCTTCGTTTTACGAAGCATTCAATCTTAACAGTCTTCAGCCTGGTTCTGTCGTTGTAGTCACCACTCAAAGCGGCATGACGATACAAATTCACAAGCCAAAGGAGGAAGGTCGTGGCTAACCTGCAACTTGCCGTTAAAGGTGAATACTTCGATGCCATGATTCGCGGAGAGAAAACGGAAGAGTATCGCCTGTGTAATGACTACTGGAATAAGCGAATTATGTTCCGCGAGTATGACCGCCTGATTATCACAAAGGGATATCCGAAGCGCGACGATTCCAGCCGCAGAATTGACGTCCCGTATGACGGATATGAAATCAAGACAATCACACATCCGCACTTCGGCGATAAACCGGTAAAGGTGTTCGCTATAAAGGTGAATATCGACAATGAATGATAATCCTCGCACTCGCGGGGATTTCTTTTATCTGAACTCGCTACGGCGGGTTTTGTTTTATGGAGATGATAAATGCACTTCCGAGTCACAGGTGAATGGAATGGAGAGCCATTCAACAGAGTTATCGAAGCAGAGAACATCAACGACTGCTATGACCACTGGATGCTGTGGGCGCAGATAGCACATGCAGACGTAACTAATATTCGAATTGAAGAACTGAAAGAACACCAAGCCGCCTGATGGCGGTTTTTTATTGCCTGATTTGCAGGTTCGATTCCCTATTCGGAGATAGCACTCATGCAACACGAACTACAACCTGATTCACTGGTTGATTTGAAATTCATCATGGCCGATACTGGCTTCGGTAAAACCTTCATCTATGACCGGATTAAGTCCGGCGACCTGCCAAAAGCCAAAGTTATCCACGGGCGAGCAAGATGGTTATATCGTGACCATTGTGAATTCAAAAATAAGCTCTTAAGCCGCGCCAATGGGTAA